CACAAGGTCGTTATCAGCAGCGGTGTTAGTGATGAGCAACAGACCCCCATCACCGTCAGTCAGTGCCTGCGTTGCGCCGGCCTGCGTCTCTGTAACGGTCCAGTCGGCCGCCGTGTAGTAGTCGAAGTCCTCAAAGTAGGTGTGATACAGCGTGGCTGCGGGCTGGCCTAGCTCAGCAAACAGCGACTGCTCACCCACGTTGGTGACCCCATTAGGAAACCGAGTCGTAGTCATACTTTAACTCCTATAAAGCGGGGGCCGGAGCCCCCTGGTTTCCTTAGACTCCGGGCGTGCCGTACATTGCGCGCCAATCGGTGAAGCCCACATCATAACGCTCGGTGGCCTTGTAGCGCATGGAGTCGGTTTCGAAGTCACCTTCCATGGTCTTTTCAAGGGCACGACGCATCATGAGCTTCATACCTTCGGGCGTGTCGGTCTGCACCCACCATGCGGTCGAGCTGGTCAAACGCGACAACACTGCGGCACCCTCGTCGAGCAAGCCAATCGACTTGACCGGGTTGATGTCGTTGTTGGCTTGACCGGCACGCAGCACACTCTTGAGCAACACTTCGGCTTGGAAGATGTTGCCCGGAGCGACGACGAGCTGTCGTGGCACGAGGCGAATCTTTTTGCCGTTGTTGTCAACTGCCTGACGCACCTGAATGAGCATCTGCTCAAGGGAGGTCTGGCTGAGGTTGGCCGCAGTGGTGAGGAGGTTGCTCACCGTGCCGTTCACGATAGGATGCGAGGCGCTATTCAGCGCTACACCGTCACCACCGGCGTACTGCCCACCCGTGAAGGCGTTGTTCAGCACGTTGGCGCACAGGGTTTCCTTGGTCTCGACCAAAGACTGTGCCAGGTGACGAGCGTATACCGACCCGATGCGGATGTGGTCGCCGTCTTCGACGAGGACTTTCGTCAACGCGAAGGCTAAACCGTACACCGAGTAGACGTAACGCTTCAGGAACAACACGCCGCCTTGCTGATAGGTTACGGGGCTGCCGTCGGGGAGCAACGGTGCCAAGCCAAAACCGTACAGGACGGGTTCCTCGTGGTAATTACGGGGGATGCCGTTCTGCTCGCGGAAGACTCGCGACCACTCATCGGCACGCTGATCATAGACTCCGTCGAAGCACTCGTTCAGGATAGGCTCAACGATGCTCCGAAAGTCCGTACTGCGCATTGGGGCTGCCATTTGTTAGCCCTCCTTTAAGCTACGGTAACGGGGTAAGCCACCGCCGCACCTTCGTAAATACCAGCGTACTGGAACTCAGCGATCTGCACACGAACGATCGTGTACGAATCACCCCATGCGTTGCCCGGATACGGTGCCAAGTCGATGACGCGCAGCGTCTTGGTAGCGTTAGCGCCAGCAGCGGTTGTACCCATAGTGGCTTGAGACAGACCAACGAGCGTCGGATCCCCTGTGGTGGGGTTGTACGGGTTGGTGATGTCGAACTCCTGGCCCAGGGCGGTTTGCGCAATCGAGCCTTCGGCTTGAATTTCGTAAACCACTTTCGGGTCGGTCCAGACGTACGCAATGAGTGAGCCGGTTTGATACCCCGTGCCCGAAGGCCAGCAGTTCGAAACGCGACGACGCCCCGTCGTGTCGGTCCACTCGACGCCATCAAAGACGCCGTAGATTGGATCGCCACTCGCGGCACGAACGATATACCCAGTTGTTGGGTCGAGCTTAACGGCCTGACCCTTCAAGATGTTCTGAGCATACCCCGACTGAATCACATTGGCCAGCCCCTGCGCACGATCGAGCCCCGAGGGGTGATACGCAGGCCGCAAACCAAAGGGTGCTAAGGTTGCAGACATGATGTTGTAAACTCCAAATTAACCCTCGAAGACCGGGGGTCGGTTGACGGATGAATTTGCCACTCGTCCGAAGCCTTCGCCTTCCGTTTTCAGGAGTTTGTGTCCTGAGCTGTCAGCCCCCTGCTGAAGTTCCTCCATACGTTCCATGATCGCTTGGGTTGCTTCCATTGGTTTTTGATAATGGAAATGCGTCATGACCCGCTGGTAGAGTTCAGTCGGAATCTTAAACAGCAACATTTCGTTGCACGAAATGTGACCCACATGCTCGCCCGCTTTTACGCGATAATTCTCAAACCCAGGTAACTCATCGGCTGTCACCGGAACGTACCCCAGTCGGATTCGCTTGTCAATCGTGTCGTAGCTGTTAGTGGTGGAAAGCCAGCACATGTGCCAACCCGGCAGGGCGGGCACGTTCGGCAGGGCGGTTTGCGTCCACTCGTCACTCCACATTTTGTCAATGTCCTGTGAGGCGGCGAACATAGTCTCCGGCGGAAGGCGGTCGAGGTCTTCGCTTGCGCGGCTTTCTCGGCCCCCGGCGGAGAGAGATTTCTTGAGTCTTGAATCCATTTGTATGCGTCCTTTGAATTAGCGTGGGTTAGCAGCAGCACGTTTGCGAGCTTCCGCCGCGTAGCGCTTGATCATGCTGTTGCGCTTGACGGGGTCGTCCCAAAAGCCGGCATCCTTCATGGCGCGTACTTGATCGGGCTCAAGCATGAACTGCCCCTTGGGGGAGCCGCCACTATTCGATGATTCGCGACCGGTGCTAGTTTGCATATTCCGAGGCCTTGAACGCTGGTTCGGCGCATTATAGCTCAATTCATACCGATGAGGCAAGTACTTTTTTGCGCGGTCATCGAGTTCATCCCAGTAGTCCTGGCTCGCGGGGTTCCAGCCCTCGGCGGTGAGCTCTTCGTCGATCTGTTTGACGATGCGGGAGTCGGTGTCGCGATGCTGCGGGTCGTACCATTCGCTGCGCTTTATCCACTCGGCCGCCATCTTTTGCACTCTCGGATCGGGCAGGGTGTTGGGCTGCTGCTTGGGGGCGGAGCTCGCCTTTTTCAGGTTCTTCAGAGATTCGAGCTGCTGCCTGGACTCGTACCACATTTCTTGCGCCTGCGCCAGGGCGTCGCCGTCTTGAGCACGGGTCGCTTCGGCAATCTTGCGCTTAGCGTACTCGAGCCGCAGCTCTTGATCTTCGACCGCCTTGTCGAGCTTGGCGAGTTCGCCGGCGTGGGTCTTACGCTCAACAATGCTCAACCGCTCCATCAGCTCTTGATTCTGCCGCTGGAGTAGCTGCAACCGTTGGTCTTTCTCGGCGCTGGTTTTGCGGGCTAGTTCGCGCTTAGCGCGGCGGCGCTCGCGTTTAGCGTTGCGTAGCGCCTCGGTGTCGTCGTCCGCGTCGGCGTCAGCGGGGTCGTCGGCGGGGCCGCCTTCAGCCTTGCTTTGCGGCGGGTCGTCATCGTCGTCTTGAGCCGAGGGCGGGGCGAGGTCTTCCGGCAGCGCCACCGCGACTGAACCGTCGGGCTGCTCGGTGATCTCAATATCGGGTTCTTTTGCGTCTGTGCTCGTACTCATAGGAATGCCTTAGTCTCGAGGGGGTTAGTGGTGATTCGGGCAATGACCTCGTGGTCATTCACGATCATGAACAACGCGGGGTCTTCAAGGTGGTCCTCACCGGGCACTTTGACCTCCCAACGGTCGCCGCCCCACTTGGGCACACGAATAAAGTCACCCACCGCGCACCACGACCCCTCGGGCCACGGGTTCATCGAGTCGCGATGCCGAAAGGCGAGCGGCCCCACGGCGATGACTTTGGCGACCTGGGTGTTCCACTTTTCGGTCTCTTTGGTTTCCTCAACAAGTACGATTCCTGCTTTGGTGGTCTTTTTGCGGCTGCGGCGCAACTGCACCAACAATCGCCCACCTAACGGCTGCGCACCAGGATCCACGCTCGGGAAAGCCCAAGCCATCTCAGCGTCTTGCGACGCTACTGGTTCAGTCATCATGTTCATCTTCTTCCTCTATAAAGTTCTCAATAATATCAAGGGCTTTTTGCAGCCCCATGTGTTCGCCGACCATGCGCTGGTACGCCTCCCATGACGCAGCGTTACCCGCCGCTAAGGATTGGCCTATCTCAGCCTGACGTGCCTTATACGCGCCGATCAGCTGGCTCAAGGTTAGGGTCACTTGTTTTTACGTGCTAACGGGGCAGGGGCTCCTTTTGATGAGGGTTGAGGGGTGGTGCTACCTTTGGACTTGAGGCTAGTGCCGTCGAGCGCCGCGCCCATAGCGATGCGCTTGTGGTAGGGGACGGCTTCGTTGTCTTTGAGGTTATTGGATGGTTGGGCCACGATTAGCTCCTAGGTTACGTTGGGCTTCGTTTTGAAGCCGGATTGCAGTTTCCAACTGCTCGGTGCGCAGCCTGTCATCTTCTTGAGTCAGGCGTGCGGTTTCTATGCGCTCGCGGGTCAGGTTATCCGAGGCGTTCAGCGCCACGTCAATCTGATCACGCTCAGCGGCGCGTTGCTGCTCGGCTTGAAGCCGGGCTATGTCAATTTGCCCCCGCTGTTGCATGTCAGCCCCTTTGAGCTGCATCTCGGCCTGATCGCGCCCAGCGCGACGTTGGGTTTCGGCCATCGCGGTCTCTTTGAGCACTTGCGCCTCGGGCGGCAACTGGGGTTGCGGGGTCATTTGTTGCATCGCCTGCAGCAGCTGCCCGACGAGGGGAAGAATCTTACCGAACGCCTGCTCGGCGTCGGACTTGACGTGCTGCGACACGAGCGCATACACCTTGTCAATCTGCGCCGTGAGGGCTTTGTCCTCGTACTCGGCCTCGGTCACGGGGCGACCGTTGCGGAGCTTGGTCACGTACCCTTGCGACCGGTTCAAGTACCACAAAATCATGTGCTGCTTCACATGCTCCAGCGCCCGAGGCAGGTAAATCGACGCCATGATGGGGTTACCGCCGAACGCCGGGTTCAAGGCGAAGTCCAAGTGCGTCTGAATATGCGCCAAGTGATCTTGATGCATATAAGCGTAGCCGTTCTGCCCCAGCGCCATGGCGACATTCTCATCAACCGCGCTGAGTTCATCCGGCGAAGGCGTATTCTTGAGCAGTTCGTTGTAGCCGGGTATTTTCAGCTGTTTCAGCAGTCGTTCTTCCACCGCTCGCCGGTCGTAGAGGTCCGGCGCAGCGTCCGCACGGGCCAGCACCGCTTGAATCTGCGCCATGCGTTGGGTTTCAGAGAAAATGTGCGGGTCTGACACCGGCACCACGTCCGTATTACGCTTGAAGTCGTCTTCCTCGATCTCGAGGTCCGCTACCACCTCGCCTTTACGCATGTCTTTCAGATGCCAGCGGTTCAGACGGCCCAGAACTTTCAAAAGTCGCCCTTGCGCATCGTGCAACCGGGCGTGAATGGCGCTGAAAACCGCCGCGCCCTGCTCGATGAGCGCCTGCGTAGTGCCGACGGGGGTTTGCGCGCTCACGTCGGCGATCTTTTCCTCCGCCGTCGTGACTACGCCCTTAGTGGCCTTGTCAAGCCACCCCAAAAGCTCAAAAAGCACCGCGCTCGGGGGGTTAAAAGGCATGGGCATCGCGATTTTCTTGATGTCATCCACACCCGGTGCGCCCTCGATCTCGACGACCTGCGTGATGTCGACCTGTTGGCTCTGCCCGCTCACCTTTGCGCCCTTCAGTTTGAGCATCGCCGGGGCGTTGTTGATGTGCGCCGAGTCGAGCAGGGCACGGAGCGCCCCCGTCAACGCTGCCGAGAGCCCCCCAATGAGGTGCGGCAGCCCGATTGCGTACGCTCCGCGCCACGGGATGAACTTATACTCAATGACCCAGTCTAGTTTGGTCATCGAGTCGTCGCCGTCTTCCCAGTTGCGGTACAACCCCACCACTTCGGCCTCAAGTTCGTCGATCATCAGGATATACGGGGCCATTTCGCCCCCGCTTTCGCGGTCATCTTCAAACTCGAGCCATGTGTAGATGTGAAAAACACGGCGTTCGCCGTCGGTGTTCTCATCCCACTTGCGACCTTCGATCCGGTTGTTGGCTTTTTCAGCCTTGGTTTCCTCGGGCTCCATGGTGGCGCGGATCAAACTGATGTCGCGATACATACCGGAGCTGATTCGACGCTTGAATTCCCACTCGCTGATGTCGTGAATCTCGGTGGCCCGCTGCGCGGTGTAGAAGTTCGTGGCCGAAAAGGGTATCAACACTTTGTCGATGGGCAGGAACTCGGCGCAGGGGCGCTTTTGCCGGTCGTCGTACCAGAGCTTGAGGTACTGCGACCCGCCCAGGGGCAGCTGCGTGAGGAGTTGCTCCTGCTCGTCGCGGAACTCTTCAATCTGCTCCGTCAATTGCCAGTTCATCCAGTCGCGCTTGCGCTCGGCACGCTGGGTTTTCTCCTCATCGTTCTGGCCGAGGATCTTAGTCTTGACGGGTCCGTCGGGCGGGAACAGCTCTTTTATGGCTCGGGAGGCAAAGTCAACGCAGGCCTCCGCCATCGCGGGGTGCACGACTTTGCTCGCGCCCATGAACGTCGCGCCGCCCGGTGCGTCCTTACCCATCCCGGTGCGTTTGAGACCTTCTTCGTACTGCTTGTCGCGATCTTCCCGCGCCGTTTTGTCTTTCTTGATGAGTTCCAAGTACCGACTGGCGAGCGTATCAAGGTCGAGTGGGTCAAACACCTCCGCCAGGTTGGCGTAGAAGTCCGGGTTCTCCTCCGGGCCGCTGTCCGGCTCAAGATTGACGAGCACCGACCCATCGGGCAGCTCCTCAAGCTCGGCGTCACCCAGCTCGAGTTCTTCCTCTTCGTACTCAACGGTCATCGGCCCAGCGGGCAGTTCGTCTTCAAGTTGGGGTTGTGGAAATTCGATAGCCATAGCTCGGGTTCCTCTCAGCGCCTGTAGCCCTTGAACAACAGCTCATCGGCCATGAGCGTGGGATTAGTTTCAATTTTAACCGCACCGCCCCGACGGTAAGGCGCGGGCTCATCCGGCGTCAGCCGAGCCCGGCCGGTGTCCACCGCCTGACGCACGCCGCGTTGCAGTTCGGCCTGATTGCGGAACTGCATCTCAGACCCCAGGGCGTTGTTGAATTTGTCCATCTCGTAACCCGGCGGCGGAGCGCCCAACCCCACGGCCGACTTCAGATGCAGCAGCGGACTGGTCTTGAACTCGTACAGCTCACCCAGCAGCCTCGAGGTGCCGGGGCTGAGCTTCTGGCCGAGGATGCTGGACGCAATCATGTGCCTTGCGGCGTCGCGTTTGACCGGGTCTTTTGGGTACATCTCGCGGGCCGCCGTCTCAGCGTACATCGTCGCGGTGAGCAACCCCGGCTCCGGCAGGCGCTTTACTTCGGGCTCGTTGGGGTCCGTAACCGCGCCGCCTTTCTTCAGGTGCACCGCGCCACCGTCTTGCATGCTTACTGCTCCTCCAGCGGCCATTTTGTTAATACCGCCGAGCTTGTCAGCTAACTGATTGAACTCCTGTTTAGTCATGTATTCACCTACCCCTACTGAATCTAACATCTCGGGGGTAAATGTATCTATGTAATCGCTTTTTCGAATAAGGCCTGTGTTACCTAAGTCCCCGACGCTCGACCACCGCCCCGAGCGCACAAAGTCCTGCACAAAGGGCAAATACTCGTCTTTGGGAGCCTTGTTGGCTTTGCCTTTGATTTGCTTGATGATTTGCCCTGCGGGTGCGCCGATTGTAGCTTCGTAGATCTCGGGGTGGTTCTCCTTGATCCAGGGCGCATACCCTTTTGCAAAATGCATGCTATGCTGGCCGGACCTCCTGAACCAGTCATTGTACTCGGCGTTGAGATTCGAATCAGGAAACTTCTGATGAATCAGATTCAAACCAGTCTCAGTAATTCCACCGGACGAGTTCAGGTAAGGGTTCTTTTCGGGTTGCACCTCCACCGTCACATGCGGCTCGCCCTTGGCGTCGCGCAGTGAGTAAATGCGCGAGCGCCCCTCTTCCACATCCGGGCAGTAACCCCCGACGCAATGGCCCATGGTTTCGCCTTCGTACTTGAGGGATTCCTCAAGAGCCGACACACCTCGGCTGCGGTTATAGGCGGCGCTGGCTTTTTCGGGAGTGTCGAAAAGAACGCGCCCCGACGCGGGGTCTTTCCAAGACAACCGCTGACCCGGCTCAAGGATTGAGTACTTGCCGGCGTTTTGGATGATCATACTGCTGACGTCTTCTTGAGCAGGCGGCAGCGCGAGCTCAACCCAACGCAACCCCCGCTGATTAGGCTCGGTGGTGCCGGGGATGGTGTCGTAGGCTTTGTACTCAACCGTAGCGGCGTTCTTTGACCGTTTGAGGTCAGCCGCTACCTTTTGCTCGGCTCGCCACTTGTTGATCTTGTCGACCAGCTCGACGGCCTGCGGCACCGTAACTTTCTGCAGCTTGTCGGGGCTTAACTGTAATGACCTCGGCAGGCCCGAGTCGGGATCGGTGGCGTTCATCAGTTCATCAATGAGGTGTCTGAACCCGGCCTCTTCGTAATCAACACGGTAGGCTAACGAGTCAACGCCGTAGACGGGCGTTTCAGGATCAACTTTGGCAAGCCAGGGGTTAGTCTCAAGTATCTTCTCAACAAATCCCTTGCCATATTGCGACGGGTCAAGCAGGTTGCCCGCCGTGTCGCTCTCAGTGAGATAGTCGGTAATGTCTTCCCAACGCTGTGCACCGGGCGACTGCGCCAATCCCTCAGGCGGAAACCCTGCCATCTCACGCTCAAAAGCAGTATGCGTGGGTTTGTACTGATTCAGCGTTTCAGGGTCAACATGCAGCACCCCGCGCTCAGCCAGCGCCCGTACCGGGTCTTCCGGGGTGGCCATCTCGTTCCTGATGTACTTGCCGAGCTTAGTGTCGATCCAGTCGTTGATGGCGATTTTAGGCAACACGTCCGCAGCTTCGTGCGGCATGAGTATTTGGCCGCGTCGAGCATACCCTTCTAGCTCGGGGTCAACAAGCGCCTTGAACGGCTTCAACCCCCGCTCAACCGTACCGGCGAGCCAGTTACCGCCCTTGGGCTTAACGACCCCCAGCGCCCCCAGCCCGCTCAAAGCGGTGGCGGCCTTACCGGCAGCCTGAGCCGCCTCGGGAATGATGGCCGCCGGGGTGGGGGCGTTCATCAGCGCCTGAACGGCGCGGTAGCTGCCAGTGGGGTTGGTCTCGTCGTAAGGCTTCGCGCCCACTACGGCCCGGCCCGCCTCGCCCAGGTTGCGCCGCACGTTGAGCAGCGCCTGAGCCGTGGGGTCCTCAGCGCCCTCGCCATAGCCCTTCAGCTGAGACGCCCGGCGGCGCTGGCGGAGCTCTTCGAGTTCTTCAGGGGTCGGGGGTAGCAGGCTAGGCGGCATAGGGGTTGGTCCTAGGGCCGGCGTAGTCCGGCGAGTCGTTGAGCGCGTCGATATAATCCTCGGGGTCGTAGTCATCACGCGGTGCGGGGTCAATGTTGAGCCAACCGGCATCGCGCATGTACCGCAATGCCTGGCTGAAAGCATCCACAAAATCGTCGTGCGTGGCATTGGGGAAGCTGCATATCTGCGTGATCATGCCCTCGGCCCAGTCCCTTACGTAGCCGGCGCGCACACTCGACTCCGGGATGTACACCCGACCAGCGCGCACGATGTTGGCAACTATGCTCAGGCGCTGAATCTTATCGGCCTTGCCGGGGTTGTACGCCCGCACCGGCACATGCGCACGCTGAAGGTCTTGAATGAGCACGATGCCCGCTGCTTTATCCTCAACGAGCACAAGGTCGACCTTCTTCAGGTTGCGCCCCTCGCCGAAGACTATATCGTACTCGTCGATGACTTTGGGTTTCAGATCGGGGTACTGCAGGTGGTCCTGCCATGCGTCGATGACCAACACGCCCATCGGGCCGTCTTGCGGCTTGAACACTCCGAAGGTGATCGACGCTGTGGGGTCGTTGTGCGTCTTCTCCGTATACGCACAGTCGTACGACTGAACGATGAACTCCAGCTTCGGCAGCTCTTTCTCCGCTGGCCACAGCTTGAACCAATCTCGCTTGACGATGCCCCCCTCTTCCGGGTCAATCACCTCGGCGTGGATCTCCTGCCGGCCGAGGTTGGTACCCTCGTACGCTAGGATCTGAGCTTTGAAGTTGTCACTCAAGTTGTCCACGTTCGCGTACGTGCTCGCCGTGGTTAGGGTGACGTCGGTGCCTTCCCGGCTGATGAGGTCAACAATCAAGTCGCGGGGTTTGGGGGTCGTGGTGATGAGCAGGCGGGACTTCATGTCGGGCAGCTTGAGGCGCACACCGAACTGGATTTGGTCCCACGCCTCCTGCAGGTACTCCCACGCCGCTAGCTCATCGCACCACCCGCCGTGAAACTGCGGCCCCCGGAACCGCTCGGGCTCCGAGGCGGGTATACCCTTGATCAATGAGCCATTGGTCAGCTTCAGCTCGTGCAACGCTTTGTTGTACTCGCTGATGAGCACCTGCGGTATCACGGTGAGCAGCCCCGAGTCGCCCTCAAAGCAGGTGCCACGCACATCGGCCGAGGTCGGCCCGGCGACTAGCCAGCGGGTCTTCGGGTAGCTCCAAGCCCACCAGCCGACCTGCTCAGCCGCCGTGCGGGTCTTGCCCGCTCCCCGCCCGGCCAACATTAACCATATCGACCACCACTCCCCCACGGGGAGTATCTGATGCCTGTGAGCCTGGCTCAGCCACAACGCCCGCCAAGCCCACGCCGCCTGCCGCTGCGGAGGGAGATGCCTGAACTGTTGGCGTAGCTGCGCATCCTGCAGCAACCCCGCCAGCGCTGCGCTGTCAGTCGCGCCCACCGTCTTCGGCCTGACGTTTCAGTTCAAGATTGTTCAGAATCTGATCAAACACGCTCAGCTCAACCTGCACCGGGCCGCCCTCAGCGCCGGTGTGCTCGGTGGTCAGGCGGTCGCCGTACACTTTGGGCAGCATCTTGCTCAGCATCCACTTCCGCGTGTCAATCTGCACCCGCTTGTGCGCGATGACGTCCGCGCTCAACGGCATGAGGACCTTCCTCAACCGGGGGCGGCCGTCATCCTCAAACATCGGCTGGCCGTCCGGGTCGAGCTCCTGCGTCATCACCCACTCGTGGGTCTTGTCCGCCAGGGCGACGATCTCCTCCGCTAGCAGCGCGTAGCCAATTTTGCGCGCATGCGCGTAGTCCTGCGCTATGCCGGCCGGGGAATCCCGCTCCACCCACTCAAGAAAAGTCCCCACGTGCGGCATATCCTCCGCCGCGCAAATCGACTCCAACGAACGCCCACGCTTCAACTCCGCACAAACTTTCTCCGCCACG